GCAGACGACAGGTCCAGCGTTGCTAAAGCGCCGGTTAAAGACCCCTCGAGTGCACGCCTTTGATTTAGCGTTTGATCGCGGATGTCTATACCGAATGCTGCGAGACGCCGAGCCATATGCGCTCCGAAACCAAGCTGAACAAGGGTGTTCAGACCGGGCTTCGTACATATGGACCGAAAGGTCTTTGCATTCTTCGGGACGAAGCTCAGCTTAGACGGCATAATTTCTACCGTCAGCAGGTCCCACTCTTCGCCATCTTCATCGATCCTAGTTAGGGCCGAATGGATGTCGGTTAGGTGGGGCAGCTCCTCCATTAGGAAAGGAACTAATGGAGATAACTCTTCGCTACACTGGAGCGTCTCCGCAAGTTTGCGGCGAACAGACGCATCCTTTCTTCTGGTCGCTCTGGTAGCGCCAGGACCGAAGTGTAGATCCAACTTCCCCAGAGGGGGAACGTCACCTAGAATTCGCGCGATTTTCCGTTGCGCGGCATGTATAACACCGCTAACGCGGGGAGAGAATTGGAACTCTCCCCGACGCGACTTCCTCATTACGTCGTTGGTTTGTCTACAAAGCTCTTCGGCTTCGAGAAACTTCACCATAGCTCTCTCTTCCTTGTCGATCCCTATCTCTAGGTCCGGCAACTTCTGGAAGAAAGCGAGGGCCTGGCGAACGTGTTTTACTTCGTTCGCAGTCAGACCCGCTATGTTGTAGTCGATCTCGAACTCGCATAGTTCTCGGAATTTGCATCGCTGGATCAATTCAGCAATGCGAGCACCGATAGCTCCGCCTTCCCAGGCGTGCGAGATAGCTAGTTCCCGATAAAAGTCAACCGACTCGGAAGGGGAAAGCTCTTCCAACCAATGCGCTAATTTCCGCATAAATATCTCCAAGAGAGAATGTGGAGGAAGTTCCTAACTGGAAACCAATTAGGAGGGAGGCGAGAAGCAGGGACTTCGTGCGTGGCTTTTTACGGCCGACGCTTTCTATCCATTGCTCCCAGGCAGTATCGCGAACCGTTTTGCGGTCCGCAGGTTCCACGAATGGAACCTTAAGTCGGCATAATGAGCTGATCAAACAGCTCACTAGCCGGCCCAGTCGTCGCAGCTGCGACAGACGTGGAGATATTGCCCATGATATTGACATTGATCTGCCGTGCGAGACGGCGCGATGTGACAGTACCTCGCTCGTGAAAGTACCCTACCGTGTCCAACGTATCGATGTACGCCACCTTTGGAGGTGACGTGTAGCCGAGTGCGTTGGTTGTTCCGATCGACTCCATCACTGGAACCTCAGAACGACAGGAGACCCGGAAGATACCGCTCGGAAGTTTGATCTTCCTCATGGTAGCTCGAACTTGTGCGTAGTCTGGGAGCCCAGCGATGGACTCCTTCCACTTACTCACAACAGTACCATCGGGCAAGCGCTCGATGGACTCTCCCACAAGGGTGTGGGACACGGGTGTGGCTGCACCGTCGAAGACGGTGATATTGGCTAACGCTGACATGCGTCGTCCTTTGTTACCGGAGTACCGGATTTTGGTTGAAGCCCCTCTGACGAGAACCGTCAGGTTAGGACTAGATCAGTTTGCACGACCCCCGGCAAAACGCTGGGTAAGTAGTGCAACCGCATTTGCGCAATGCTGCCAAGAGGCAACCTTAGCAAGCGGTTTAAACGACGGTAGCGGTACCGTCGGTGCCTGAGAGTAAGTCCTCGAATACGAGAACTTCTCGGCATGACCTCGCGTTTTCGGATAATAGCTATCCGCTGAGTATTTACTGAGATCGAACGTACCGACCAGGTTCGACAAACCCCTCACGGGGAAGTTTTTACCAGTGACCAGCTCGCTCGTACAATAAGTACCAGGATACACGGAGGTTAGTCCCCGAGCGTCTAAGTAGTTCCCGATTGGAATGAACCAATCGGCTACGAAAGACCAGGGCGTAAGTTCCCATAGCATTTGTGTTGGGTCAGTTAAACCCATCTCTGCTATGAAAGACGGCCTCTCCTTCATGAAGATGGTCGTCTTAAGCTTCGCACTGCGGGTAGCACCTGCAGCCGTACCAAAATATCTCCCGATAGGATCACCGGGAAACATCTGATAATAGCCCAGATACGTGAAAGTACCCTGAGTGCTCTGCTCCTTACGTAGAGATGCGCTTACTTTCATCTCTAACGGAAGCTCTAGGCGGTGGGCGAGAGCCTCACCTAGAGCATAGCTGTCCTTGAGGAGGGGCAGCCAGCCATACTGGAGTTCAATCCAGTTGTTCGCGATGGTCTTAGAGTTCGACGCATTGAATTGCTTCATGCTCGAATACGGCTTGAGAGGTGACCGAGAGGTCCCCTCCAGAAGTGATCGGGCACTACCCGATAAATCACCTCGCCTGAGGTGCGTTAAGGATTTCCTAATCCTAATCGCACTATCAGCAAGCATACGAAGAGTTTGATGCCCTTCGCCGAGGAACACCGACGCGTTAAAGTCGGAGCCTCGGAGCTTCTCCCGAAGCTTATTTAAGACCTTTATCTGGTCATTGGAGTCGAACGGCGAAATAGTTATGAAACCGCCATTAAAGCCGGTTCCTTGCTGTGACGCCGCCGTATTCCCAGTTACCGGGGGGCCAATTCCCGGTGTAACTGTAACGCTTTCCGAAGTGGACCTCACCTCAGTCTTCACGTAGTCGTGTTGATCCAACGACGCACGGTAAGCCTGAGGATCCACCCCGATTCGACGTGGCCTAAAAGTGAACGTCTTCCCATCACGATATATTGTGTAGGGAGCCGGCTTTGGTACGCGTTCCCGAGGGGCGCGATCTCCGCCTACCCAATCCTTGTACCAAATCGTGCCTGTAAAAGACACGGTATTGATACTCGTTCCGGGTACATCACTATAATCCTTATGCCCAGTGGTCATTTTGCCACTACCTTCCCGGCGCGTTCTTCGTCGCCATCGATGGACATGAGGATCTGCCGAGTCGTGGACGCATATAGAGTCAGCATAGCTGACAGCTCATGCATTCTACGCTCGAACACTTCAACAAAATCATCCTGTAGGATGATAAGGCTTTCTCGCCGGTTGACGAAACGATTGTCAACCATTGGTTGCTCCTATTTCTGTTGAAGGGGAGGCGCAAACCCCCATATACCGGAGCTACCGGCATATGGGTTCCTGAGATGACGACCGTCATCTCAGTCAAGGTCTATACTCTAGACGATCATACCCCTCATTACTGAGGGTAAAGATCGTAACACAGCTCTAAGTTGCTGGCCCAGCTAGTGGTTAGCTAACTGACTAGAATACTGCTCCCGAAAGGGAACAACGCAGATGAAGGCCCC